TTACCATACGGTAAAGAAATACGGAGTTTCTTTTATGCTCCTGATTCTATGGTTATGTGTGGGATTGATTTCAGTAATTTGGAGCTTCGCATTACTGGGCATTTCTTATGTCCTCTTGATGGGGGTAGCTTTATTAACAAACTTCTTGAAAAAGATTTACACTCCGAAAATCAAACAGCACTTGGACTCAGTAGCAGAACAGATAGTAAAAGGTTTATCTTTTCTTATATATATGGAGCTGGTGATAAAAAAATTGGTGAGATTATTTCAAAAGATGCTAGTGAAGTTAAGAGAATTAGAAAAAATTTGGAGAAAAACATTCCAGCTTTGGTAAAATTAAAAGAGAATGTTATTGCTACACTTAGACAAAGAGGATTTATCAGGGGATTAGACGGTAGGAAACTGTATCCTAGAGGTGAACATTCAAGTTTGAATACACTTATTCAATCAGGTGGTTCGCTTGTTGTGAAGCAAGGTACAATTATTTTTAATGAACTATTAAAAGATGCTGGTTTTATTTGGGGGAAAGACTATGGAATGGTTTTACACATACACGACGAAATGCAATTCATAGTTAGAGAGGATAAGCTAAATAAATTTAAAACAATAACTAAACAAATCTTTAAGGCAACCCAAGATAAATTAAAGTTGCGAGTACCTTTAGACGGTGAACTTAAAGTAGGAAAAAATTGGAGTGAAACACACTAAAGAATATGACATAGATTTCAAAAAGGACTTAGAGTTTGGACTTAAATGGGAAAACAAATTAAAGAAAATTTTAACTGATGTTAAAGTTGAAGTTAAAACTGATAGGAAGTGGAGTGTTACTGGAAACCTTGCAGTTGAAATTGAATCAAGGGGTAAACCCTCAGGTATCCGTGTGACAACAGCTCACTACTGGAGCTTTATACTATGGGAAAAAGATGTTCAAAACCCTAGTATAATATTAATACCAACAGATAAATTAAAAATATTTGTTGAGTTCTATTTAGAAAAGAATGGTTACATTTTTGGTGGAGATAACAGAACATCAAAATTAGTATTACTCCCTATTAATAAAGTGTTTAATCATTCATATTTTGTGGAGAAGATAAATGCCAAAAACCTTACTGATTGATGCTGATATATTATTATATAAAATTACTTCAGCACTAGAAGAACCAGTTGATTGGGGTAATGATGAATGGACATTACATTGTGATTTTAAACAAGCTAAAGAACAATACTTACAATTACATAGATATTATTTAGATAAATCTTTATGTGATTATGCAATCCATTGTTTTTCTGATAATGAAAATTTTAGAAAAGAGCTAGAGCCAACATACAAATCTAACCGTAAAGGTATAAGAAAACCAGTTTGTTACAAACCTTTAAAAGATTATATACAAACTAAATTAGTATCCCAACAATATCCAAGACTTGAGGGTGACGATACCATAGGTGTCTTAGCAACTGGAACTTATGTAGATAAATGTGTGATATATTCTACTGATAAAGATTTAAAAACAATAGCTGGTACTCATTATGATGATGAGGAAGAAAAGCTAATAAAGATTTCACAACAAGAAGCTGACTACAATTTTCTTATGCAAACATTAACTGGCGATACAACAGATGGATACGGTGGTTGTAAAGGTATAGGAAAAGTTTCAGCTAAACGATTGTTGAAACAAAAAAATTCACTAGATGATAACTGGGATATTGTTGTAAAACAGTACCTTAAAGCTGGTCATACTGTTGGTTATGCTTACCATCAGGCAAGACTTGCACGGATAGTTACAGCTAATGATTATAATATTAACACAAATCAAATAAATTTATGGAGTTATAACTATGAAAAGTTCACAAATATTAAAGACATCAAGCAACTTGGTTAGTGAAGATAGGCACAAAAAGTATGGAGATAAATTAATTAATCACCAAAATATAGCTAATTTATGGACAGCATATATAAACAATAAAAATTGTAAACTTGTTTTAAAACCTAAAGATGTTGCTATAATGATGGCATTACTAAAGATTGCAAGAACACAAGCTGGTGAAGATAATGATGATAATTATGTTGATGGTTGTGGTTACATTGGTATTGCTGGTGAATTAATGGATAGAGATAAGTGACACTTTAGGAGAAATTGTAATGAATATTAAACAACCATCTATTTCAAAAGAAGTTATTGAGTATTTAAATCAAGTTTTTCCTGATGCTTGTGCAGAGCTAAAAGATGAACTGAAAGATATATATTATAAATCAGGTCAACGAAGTGTGTATAGGCATTTAAAACAAATATATGATAATCAACATAACAATATAGGAGATGAGTAAATATGTGTATGTCACCAAAAGCTCCAAGTCCTCCACCACCTCCACCTCCACCACCTGAACCACCAGTTAAGGTGCAAGATGTGACAGCTGAAAGAAAACAATCAGCACCTATTGATGCTGAATCTGAAGCTAAAGGTAGAGCAAGGGTTACAGAGAAGAAAAGAGTAGGTAGAAGTTCTTTAAGAATACCTCTAGCTTCCTCAGGACTTAGCTCAAGTGGTGTTAATTTCCCAACATCATAAGGATAATTAATGGCAACTGAATCTTACAACATTCCAATGAATGACAGTAATAGTGGAACTGGTAAACCCACAACTATTCAAGGACAGTATCAAAAGATGCAACTGAATAGAGAGATATACTTAAACAGAGCAAGAGATTCAGCTGAACTGACAATACCATATTTATACCCACCTTCAGGAGCAAATGAAGCTACTGAATATACCACACCTTTTCAAAGTGTTGGTTCAAGGGGTGTCCTTTCGTTGGCATCTAAACTGATGTTGGCTTTGTTTCCTCCCCAAGCTCCCTTCTTCAGATTAGATGTTGACGAATTAGTTTTTAAAAAAGTATCAGATGACCCTGAAGCTAAACAAGGAGTTCAACAAGGTTTAGCTAAAATAGAAAAAGCTATAATGGATAACATTGATGCGACTAATGATAGGGTTGCTGTATACGAAGCATTAAAACAATTAATAGTGTCAGGAAATACATTATTAAGAGTTACTGATACTGGATTAAAAGTTTATAGACTTGATAATTATACAATAAGTAGGAGTCCAAGAGGTGTTCCTATTAAGATAGTAATTAAAGAAATGATTGCTGTTGAAAATTTACCTGAAGAAATATCAAACAAAATATCTAAAGAAGATAAAGATAAAGGTGGTAATGTTGAACTGTATACTTGTGTACAAAAAGATAAAGATGGGTATATGGTTATACAAGAAGCTGGTAAAATTATAGTAAGTAAACAAAATTTTACTGATGATAATTTACCTTATATACCACTAACATTTAATCTTATAGACGGTATGTCTTATGGTAGAGGATTGGTTGAAAATGTAATTGGTGACTTACGAAGTTTAGAAGGATTAACAAAATCTATTATAGAAGGTAGTTCAGCATCTTCTAAAATGTTATTTATGGTTTCACCTAACGGAACAACAAGAGCTAGAAGTCTAGCAAAAGCACCAAACGGAGCTATCATAGAGGGTTCAGCTGGTGATGTAAGTGTATTACAAGCAAACAAGTTTAATGATTTTAGAGTAGCATTAGAAACAATGGCAAGAATAGAGCAAAGATTACAGTTTGCTTTCTTGTTAAATTCTTCTGTACAAAGACAAGCAGAAAGAGTTACAGCTACTGAAATAGAATTACTCAAAAACGAACTACAAGAACAGTTGGGTAATGTTTATGGTATCTTAACAAATGAGTTTCAGATACCATATTTAAGAGTGAAGATGAATTTGCTTAGAGAAGCAAAACTTCTTCCTGACCTTCCAGCAGATTTAGTAAAAGTAAAGATACTGGTAGGTTTAGAAAGTCTAGGTAGAGCTTCAGATAGAGTAAGATTAATAACATTCATATCTGACTTAGCACAAACACTAGGAGCTGAAACACTAGCAAGACACATAAACCTTGATAATGCTATTCATAAATTTGCTGTGGCAAATGCTATTGATATTGATGGATTGATAAAAACCAAAGAGCAAATAGCTGATGAACAAAACCAAGCATATCAACAACAAATGATGAGTCAAGCTGTGATGCAACCTCAAGTGGTAAATAAGATGGCTGAACATATAGACAAAAATAACAAAGCAGTTACAATGAACCAAGATGGTGAATTAGCTGTTGAAGATAAAAACTTTTAAGTGAGGTAAAAATATATGAGTAACACAGAACGAGTGGAAATAAATCCAAGTCAAATTTATGATGATGTAGATACAAGTCAAGAGAACTTAGCGAAAGAAGGTATTGATATAACTAAAGATGTTGTGACATCTAAAGACGGTACTGTTGCTGAAATAAGTACACCTGATACAAGACCAATGGGAGCTGAATCTTCAGACGGAACAAGACCTGATTGGTTACCTGAAAAATTTACAAGTGCAGAAGAAATGGCAAAAGCATATTCTGAACTAGAAAAGAAACAATCATCAGGTCAAGAAGAAACACAAACTGAAGAACAACCACAAGATGATGGAGATGTAGAGCAAGTTCCTTTACAAAAATTCTATGATGAATTTGAAACTGAAGGTGGTCTAAGTGAAAAAAGTTATAATGAGTTAGAAGAACTTGGTTTACCTAAAGGATTAGTTGATAGTTATATTGAAGGTCAAAAAGCTATCGCTAACACTCATATTGATGCTGTACATCAAACAGTAGGTGGTAAAGAAAATTATGAATCTTTGATGGGTTGGGCAAGTGACAATTTGTCTGAACAAGAAAAAAATGCTTTTAACCATACTGTTGATTATGGAACAGTAGAACAAATTAATATGGCATTAGGTGGTTTGATGAGTAGAGCTGGTATGTCACCTAACACACCAAAACAACCTGATTTATTTGAAGGTGTAAGTCCTGATTATTCTTCAGATGCTCCTTATGCTTCTATTAATGAAATGACTACTGATATGAATAATCCTAAATACGAAAAAGACCCAGCATTTAGGGAAATGGTAGAAAGACGATTAGGGAAAAGTAGTATAATATGATTCCATTCTCTTCTATATTTAGTGGTATAACATCTCTTGCTGGTACTTGGTTAGAAGGTAGGCAAAAGAAAGCACAATTAAAACAAGAAGTAGAATTAACAAAACTTACTGCACAAAAATCTAAAATTGAAAAAACTGGTGAATGGGAACAAGCTATGGCTGATGCTAGTAGCAATTCCATTAAAGATGAACTATGGACAATTTGGTTTATAGGTATTATGACACTATGTTTTTTTGAAGGTATGCACCCAGTATTAAAAGAAGGTTTTAGATTTCTTAGGGAAGATTTACCTGAATTTTTACAATGGGGAATACTCATAAGTATATCGGCTTCTTTTGGAATTAAAGGTGTTTCAAGTTTCATAAAGAAGAAATAATAATCTATAAGGAGAAAATATGGCATATAAAAAAACCCATAAAACTAAAGATGGTAAAACAGCTAAGAAAGGTTTGTATTATAATATAAACAAAAGAAAAAAAGCTGGTACATCTAGGTCAAAAAAGAAATCTACTATATCACCTGATGCTTACAAAAATATGCAAGGTGGTTTTAAGAAGAAATTAAAAGTAAAATAATGGATAAAAAAACAAGAGAAAAACTCAAGATACATTCTAAACATCATTCTAAAAAACATATAAGTATGATGATTAAAGAAATAAATCAGGGTAAGTCTTTTAATTCTGCACATAAAAAAGCACAAAAGCTAATTGGAAAATGAGCATACAGATACTTCCATTTTTTGCACTATATCTTTTACTTTCTACTGGTGAAGAAAGATATGTTGGTAATGTTGAAACTTGTGACGGAGTATCAGAAATTATTGAAAGTATAAAAAAAGAAAAACTTACAGAAGAAGAACAACAACAAGTTTGGGGTTATGCTTGTGTAAATGAAGAAGTACATAGATTAAGACAAATAGGTCAGGGGTATGTTTTAGAAGATGTCAAGTAAAGAAAATAAACCGTTAAATAAAATTATTAGGGAAACTAAAGGTAACAAAAAATTTAAAGTATTTGTTAAAGACCAATCTAGTGGAAACATAAAAACAATTCGTTTTGGAGATGCCAATATGAGCATCAAGCGAGATGACCCAGCAAGAAGAAAATCTTTTATGGCTAGGCATAAAGCAACACTAGCAAAAGTAAAAGGACAAAAAAACTTATCGCCAGTTTATTGGGCAGTAAGAAGTTGGAAGTTAGGTACTAAATTATCATAGTCATCATCTCTCTTTAGAGAGGTGACTTATCAAAATTTAAAAAGATAAGCCACTTACGAGTGATAACTTTTCTGAGTAAAAAAGTAGATAGGGTAGCTTAACATTAACAATTAACAAGAGAAAAGGAGAAAACTTATGGCAAATGCAACTGTAAGTAGACTAGGTCAAGCTCTTGCTACTGGTGATGCTAATGCTCTTTTTCTGAAAAAGTTTTCAGGGGAAGTTCTTTCTGTATTTCAAAGAGAGAACCTAATGCTGAATATGGTTCAGAAGAGAACATTAACTCAGGGTAAGAGTGCAAGTTTCGCAATTACTGGTAAGACATCAAGTTCTTATCATACTGTTGGAACTGAAATAACTGG